AATACTACACCCGCCTCGTGACGTGTTATTTATAGCAGAGAGACCTCACATAATTGCACGCATACCCTTGAAGACTTTTAATATTTACACAATGACCTCAACTCTATATTGAACAATCAAAGACCATTATTCATCAAACCAGTTACGGCCCATTCATAGGCCCAAGATGAATGTCCTTTTCATAATTCTTTTTTCTCCTAATCTATGATTGTGGGACCCACATTTACAGCATCAAACAGTTAGTTCCTTCTTTCATATCCTTCCTTCTTGTCTTCAAGAAGCAAAATTTTTCTAAGTGTAGCCGCTGCGCGGCCTGGTTCTTCTCAAATTCATATTATTATGTTAATTATTAGCGGCAAACATTAACAGAATTACTCCAAATACTCATCACATTTTATTTCACCAACATGATGCTTAAGACAAGCACCACAAGGAATACAAGGGATTACATGAACCCTATCAAAACTAATCTTCTCAAAATCAGGGAGAAAATTAGACATAACTACTACATGAATACAATTAATTAGAGGGGCCATAAGAGGCTCATACTTATTACTAACTATTAATCTATCCTTAAACATCTCTATTAAACTATACTGTAGATAATCCTTCTTATCACGAGGGATATCAAATACAATATTATTCCCTAAACATCCTATATACTGATAGCTGACGTTGTCTGCAGATCCTCCACGTGTATAGAACCAGGACCCACTTCTGTACAAGTCTCTGGCAAAGGTGGATTTTCCTTCCCCACCAGTGGGACCATAAACCCAGAAGATAGTGCGGTCATCTGGGTCCCTGTCGAGGAGCGTCTTCAGGCGCGACTGCCAAGATTTCAAATTTGGAATTTGAATCTCATGGGCGGTCTTCTGGAATTCTTCCTCCGCAATCTTTGCCTTGACTCGTCGGAATACGGACGGATTTTCCTCGGCCATTCTAACCGGACTTCTAATTACAAGTTCCCGTTGCCGGCGTTTGTGCGAACCACCAGGGCAATAATCCCCAAATTCGTAAGGACCGGAAACCCTAGTTTCCTCTTTCATACAATAGTCTCGAGCTTCGTCAGTCTTACAAGCTCGTTGCTTCTCAAGATGGGGATTCAAGTCCCCAAAGAGAGCCTTCACCTGGTTTAGGGTCCTCTGACCCTTCAATTGCAGGTAGCCTTGCAGATGGCGTCGTCGAGTCGTGGGAGACTCTTCCTCTTGCCAGCAGGCGTAACTCACGTGAGTGTTTTCGAACAAAGGCACCAGGTCAGGTGCAGTAGCAGATAAGAAGAAGACCGTGAAACACCACCATTGAGCTTTGAGGGCAGGCATATTTACTAAGAGAGAAGAATGAGAGAAGAGAGAGAATTGTACGGACAGGTCTCTAGCTCGGGGTCTCGAGGCGGGGT